CCCAAATAAAGCTTGGTTAAGATAGACTGCACCGAGTGTCGGTATCGCCCCATAAACAAGTGAGACATCTATCACATCTGTCACACTTACTGTGTCTGTCATTCCGCGCTGGAACTGTACGTTGATTACAATCGCATCCGCGACTGAAACTACATCCGAGACTTCTTTCGTAAAGATCAGGCTCAAAGTATCTATTGCTGATACGTTGTCCGCTGCCACCTTGCTCAGTGCGATTGAAGTGTTATCAACAATCGTCGCGGCGTCAGCAAAAAACCGATTCTTTGACTCGGCATCAAGATATATGCCCGCTGCAACCAGTTGCGTATACACGCGCTGAGCCAGCTCTACTTGTCTGACTGACGAGGTGAGTTCTGTTTTTTTGTAATCGACGCCAATATTAAGAGACATTAGTGGTCTTCACGAACTTTGAATTTGAGCTGGTCAAAAACGGTTTGGACTGCACCACTAGCGTAGGTCACTTCGACTTCGCCAGAGAATGTGCCTGCCGTGTCTAAGACGCCCACAGGCCATTGCAAAAACGCTACACCGCTGGTGTAAGGCGCTTGGAGAGTCATAGTAATTGTAGACTTGAGGACGGTCGCCCCAAGAGCTTTGAATTTCAGTTTGGCTGTTGCACCAGTTAAGTCGATCGGTGCCCATGTGGTCGGATCGTCAGCATCTAAGGTATAGCCAGATGCAGCAGCGTTTGAATCACGCAGTGTAAGATTTAGTTCAGGTAACGTGTCGCCCTTCACTAAATTGATTGTGTCGTAGTAAGCCATTTTGACCTCAAGTTTTAAGGGTTGTTCTCAGCATTGACATGCCGTGTCAGTATATCATTATTTAATAAGCTATGCTTATAACTGCGAGTAAATGGGAGTTAGCCTTTTTACCAAGTCCTGCGTGTCCCCATTAAAAAACTGTTCGACGGTTCCAGCTGTTGGACCTAGTAAAGAGACCGTAGCACTTCGCCCGTAGTTGGGGGCTTCGTACATTGCTTTAATAATAGATAACGGGCCTAAAATTCCTGCCCGGTCTACCAAATCAAAAAGATAAGCTAAGATCCCCTCGTCTTCTTCACCGCCACTTTTTCCAACCGCACCTTTTATAACTTCTCGGGTCTGCAATGCGAGTGCCGCCAGCGGCATAAGCGCCCCGAACATCAACCCAGCTGACATCATGGAGCCCACCTTATCACCTTCTTTCCAGCGTGCCTTGGCTTCTCGAACAACACCACCGACAACAACTTGACCAAACGAGTAGAAGAAACTTTTTAATTGCCAGATTAGCATGTAGTGTGGATCACTTGCCCAAACAGGTCTTTGCGCTGCGTTAGGTCGAATAATTGATTCGTCAACAAACGATAAGATTGCTTCTTGAACTTTTTGACCTTCGGGTGTAGTTAGATCCAATATTTCCCCCGTAGTTTTAGCTCCAGGATTATCATACGCTTTGAATACATCTTCAGGTGTTAAACCTAACTCTTCTAAATAACGTATGCTGCGATTGTTACCTTTCATCGCTTCATCAGCGTGTTTGGTAATGAAATCTTGTGCCATATTGGCAGAGATAACACGCGTCATGCGGGTCCAGCTCTCAAGCCCAATAGCTGTAAAATATTTATCTGACCACTTACGCGCGCCTGCATCCATATACTCAGAGCCGTACGATTGGGCCAAAGCTTCTTGAATCGCTGCTCGTCCCGCTGCACCAATGCGTTCAGCGAACGCGACTTGCTCTTCGCGTGACTGCTTACTTATATAGCCACGCCACGCTTTCATCGCACTCTTAAATCCGTTCATATCCTTTGCTCGAATAATGGGATTACCCGCATCAGTGAGCGACGCCACTGTAGCAAAAAGCAATGTTGTTGCGAACTGTAATGCAGCAATATACGACTGTATTTTGTTCCATTTAGGGTCAATGTCTGTACCTAACTGACCCATGTAACCAAGAATTATTTTACGGGCTTGGGCTTTTTGCTTCGGGTTCATCTGTTCAATTAACGCTGCCGCTTCGGCTTCTACCACAGCATATTCAGCATGTTTAATCGCTTGTTTTAAATATGATTGAATAGCAATTGCAGGCGGTTTGTAAAACCCTAAATCCTGCATTGCTTTCATATCCATATTCTTTAGCTTACGTTGAAGTCTTGAATCGAACTTGGCTCCTGGTATCTCAGAATTAGGGGTCGGCATTTCATCAACGAACGCCCCCTCATTCATCATCATCTTTTTAAACACGGTCTTCGCTTCTCTTTTAGTCAGACCTGCTTTTTCAAGTTCAGCGAGCATAGCTGTTGGGTTTTCACTCATTGCCCTTGTGTTATATACAATAGGGAAATAATTTTCAATAAAGCCAATTTTTGGTAAGCGTTTTTTGAGGTATTCTTTATGGAACCGTTCAAAGAAACTCGCGAGTTGTTGTCGCATCTTTGGATCTGTTGAGTCCTCAATTGGGACACCGCGTTGCATCTCTTCGAGCACTTTGGCTGAAAGAGCTTCGTCTTCGCCAATAATTTCGCTGTATTGGGCGTTCCATTTATCCATAGCCCGGTTGCGCCTATTTAACATGTCCCCGTCTTTACTAGCTTCTTGGCTACGTTTATAAAACAGGTTAGCAAACGCAGGTCCGTTTTTACCTAATCGAGTACGTGCGTACTGGTCAGCAGACAGTACTACTTTTAACATTTGCGAAACAGTGTCACTGCCCCATGCTTGACTCAAAAGTTCGGCCAGTTTAGCAACTGCCGCAGAATCTATTAGGTCGGCAATAGCCATTGCAATAGGATCTTCTGAGAACTGCTTGAAGTCTGGTGCCCCCTTCTTTTTAGGGTTAGAGCGGTTTTCGTACGCTGCTCGTTTTTGGATACGAGGTGCCGCATCCTTTGTGCTTCCAGCAACAAACTCTGCCCCGCCAAGCAGGACGAAATTAACTTTGCCCTTACCGGCAACTTCGTCCATGAACTGTTCAAACGTTTCGTTTAAGGTTCCACGCTCTTTTGTGTCACGCAATTGAGCGCGAGCTTCGTCAGACAAACCATTTATCAACTGTGTCTTTACGAACTGCCGAGAACGATTAAAAATTTGCGTAACTTGCTTTGCTACTTTTTTGAAAAAAGCCGCAGAAAAATCGGCTGGTTTTGTAGCTTGTTTCTTTGCCCATGCACTCACTTGGTCGGCAAACCACTCTTCAAAACCTGCGCTGTCGTCAGTGTATGTATACTCACCAGCTTTTTTAATCTTGCGTTCTTTATCAAACTGTTTTTGCAGCCTGTCTTTTTGCACTTGGGGAAGTGCCGACCACATATCCCACATTACAATGTGGCCCATTTCATGACCAAGAACAAATAGTTGCTCTGCCTGTCTGTAGGCATTACCTTGATTAAGCTTTTTAAGGACAATGTATCTTTGCCCTTTGTATTGTATTACTGCGGCTTTTGGTGGTTTGCCTTGTTTATATTCGCCAACAACATTAAGGAACCCATTCCTAAACACCTCATCGGCTAGCTTCTTTACCTCCGCAGGTATGCCTGTCGATCCGAGATCATCGCGATAGACGATGTTTATCTTACCCTTTATCTTTAAGATTTTAGAGATAGCGTCGACGTAATCAAGAAAAAGTGTGGGTATATCCCCCCAAGCAGTAACACTGTTTTTCGTGGCTTGCTCTACTTTATTTTTCTTTTCTTGGTTAGTTGGATCTAATGCACTTTCAGCTTCAGCTTTCCTTTTTTCTGGGTTACGACTTATTCCTGTTCGCTTTGTGCTTTTTTTGGAAGTAACAACTATCGCATTGCCGTCTTCATCAAGCATGCGTTTTTTGTTGTCCTCCAAGCGTGCTTGATTCTCGCCCATAACCGTAGTGTCAGTTTCTAAACTGGCGTCTTCTTTTGCATCAGCAAGTTCGTTAAGGTACTCCAAATCATTTTGCGCATACTCTAACCGTTTTTGCGCTTTTTCAACTTTATCCTGAGCCCCAGGATTATTTACGTCATCGGCAAGTTTGGATTCTGCAGCCTGAAGATCCGTATAAAGTTTTTCAATCTTACCCTCCAGTTGCATTTTACGATTGTCGCGACCCGCCTCTCCATCAAACGCGGAGCCTTCTTTTTGGTCGCGTCTTTCTGCCCATGCCTCATTCAGGTCAGCCCATGTATAAGTAGAACCATTTTGTTGTGCAATGACCGTGTCGCCCGGAATAGAACTTTCTTGTATGAATACCATGCCGTCTTTGTTGACTAGCTTGTATACAAGGTTGGGATTCTTCTTTCGTAATGCGTCTAAACGCTTTTGTGCAGGTCCTTTTATTTTACCAAGGCTTTTGCGTTTAGGTTTCCATCCTTCGCCTTTTGAATTTTTACCGATCACACGCTCTACGTTAACCTTAAAACCTTTGTCTGCCATTTCTTGGTTCATACGCAAAAAGCCAGCCATTAGCAATTGCGGATAGGTCATTGTACTTGCGTTGGCTTTATCTTTTTCATTAGCACGTTTGCCAGTGTGGGCCATTTCGGCGGGGGCTAAAGAAAACGCTTTGCCATCTGGGTCTACTGCCGGAATAGTGCGATCTACGCCTTTTGCTTTTACGCCTTTGCGTGCTTTTTTTATACCTTCGTTAATAATTTCACTGACGTCGAAACTGCTTTCCACGACCTCTTCGATGTACGCAAGGCCATCTAGTTGCACGATGCGATACTGCATGCCAGGGTTTTCTTCCTGCAATTTCGCCATTCTTTTTTTGATGCTAGTACTATTTAATACATATCCGTCGCCTTCGGCAACCGCATTACCTTTTTTGTTTTTCCCTATAAGACGCTCTTGGTAACCTTGAGGCTTCTCTCGCAATTCGCCTTGCGAAGTCCGCTGCTCGGTGGCACCCGCTTCAGGCAGATTACTTTCTTCTTCTATTACATCGCTGAAGATTTCGCGCTCGACTTCTGTCTTATCATCCCCTTCTAATTCCTGCTTACCAGCTAACTTCTTTTGGGCTTGGCGCATCAGCACCATAAACTTGTTAGGGCCCATCTCGTCAGCGCGGCGGTTTAATTCTTGTATCGCAGCTGCGGCTTCTGGATTTGTTTCGGGATCAACAGCGGTAGGATTGCCATCCTCGTCTGTTGGCATTATTGCTAACAGATCGACAAGTGAAGTCTGGGCTATGTTTTCAGGACTCAGTTGAGCCCTCCGCTTTGCCTGTTCCAAAACTGATAAATTTTTGCCGTCCATTGAGGCCATGCCAGCTGATCGTGTTCCACCATCTTGTGAACCATCAATCCTGGGCGCTGATACCCCGTCTGTTAGTAACTTTGGTTCTTCTTTAGTTACTTCTTTTTCCGTAGGATTATTTTGAGCACGCCGTTCAGCTAAAATACGTGCGGTTTCATTAGCGGTACTATTAATTTGCCCAGCCATGTTGCCGATAAGTTTGCCCGATGCGCCTAAAGACTTGCCGGCAACCAAGCCTGCAAATGCCGCTTCGGACATTCGCATTGTGGCACTTTTAATATCGTAGTTGGGGTCTTGGATGAAACGCTGAGCGATCATCAAACCTTCTTGACCTGCTTCTGCTCCTAGTTCTTTTAAACCCTGAACGCCGCCAGCTTTGACCACACCGCCTGTTAAATTGCGTAGATACTTGCCTTTCTTTATGTGGCTACCACCAACTAACTTTTTTACTGATTTATAGAACGCTAGTTCTGGTAGAACATCCAATACGGCAAAAGGCACACCCATAGCAAAAGCTAACTGTGCAGCATCCTTTTTCTCTATATCGGATTCCATAGATTCACCAAAGGAACTCGATGAGCCTTGTATATAACCTGAACCAAGAGCGCCTATCTTCCCGCCTTTTTTAGCGCCTGTTACGCCGAACTTTTTTGTCGCTTGTGCTGCTGCTGTTCTCTTTATTGCATCCTGGGCAATCTTGTTGCTGTCAGGTGTTCCTAAACCTGCAGCGTAATCCTTTATCGCTTTTGTTACAGCGCGTTTTGCTTGGTTTTTGGCAACAAGACCACCGACAGCTCCGGGCACCGCACCAGCACCGCCTGTCGTTAAACCGCCTGTTACAAATCCAGCCGCTGCCCATGCAAGTGAGTCCAGTGCTGAAGGGATTGCTTGGTTTGCAGTGTAATTAACAAGTTCTCCAAAATCGCTCAGTAAATCTATTGGGTTCTTGTTTTCATCTTTGCCTTTATATGAATTAGCGACGTCACCAACAAAATCTTCAAAGTTGACAAGATGTTGGCTTATTCGCGAAGCTTGGCTGTCTCTGACTGCGGCTCTTTCCATGAGCTCGGCACCCTCTTCGTTATCACCAACGAGATAGTTACCTGCGGCTCGAAACGTGAGATAAGAGGACTGTAGTCCTTTAAGCCCGGCTGCTCTTCCCGCCGCGCCAGCTGATAAACCAGTAGGCGTTATGGTCGTACCATTTTGCTGGTCTACTTTTAACGAGGCTATCCTGCCTTTCAGATCCTCTATACCTTTACGTTCTTTTTTCCTTGATTCCTCTAAATTACCCCGCAACTGTTGACTAAGAGTTTGTAGTTCCTCTGTAGACATACTCTTAGGATCAAAGTTAGTGGCCATTCTTACTTAACTCCTAGAGCAGCTTGCCGTGCTGCCAACTCAGCCTCCATCGCGGCTATTCTCATTGGTATTAGGTTTTGCTCCACTTCAGCAGGCGTTTTAAGAATTTTTGAAAGAGCTAATTGCACAGCGTCGTTGCCTACATCTGTAAGCTTGTAATCTCTGTCACCATGGGCTTCACCAAACTGATCGTACATGGTGATTGTCCCATCGGCTGATAAAGCAAAGCGTGTTGTAACTTTTTGCATTGGGTTTAATGAGGAAAACTTATTATAGTCAAATGGACCAAAGCTGGCTTGGTCTTCATCCGAACCTTCGAACCAGTCAATAAAGCTGTTGAACGCGTTTACACCTAATTCTTTGTAAAGCACTTGGTTCAGATTTTGAGACAACAAGTTCTGTTCAACCATTGGCATGGTCGTCACATTGTAATTGTTTGACAATGCTTCAACTGACTCGTAAATGTCCAGCCCGTTATCGCCCTCATCATTGTGCTGTTGCACAACAGCCATTATCTCTGCTTGGCTTCGTCCATCATTTTGATCCGCGCCCGGTTTATGCTCCCACAAAACGTTGCCGGTTTTTGAATCTAGAGCTTGGACTGTGCCGTCGGCTGTTGTGTTATATTTTGGTTTATCTGCATCGCCTGCAATTTTCATTTGCTCTTGGATGAGTTTAGTCTGGTTGTCCTGAGTATTTCTTGCAATAGCAGCATTCTCCTGCATCTGCCGATCAATGAGAGTTACACCGTCCGCCGATAACATTCCTGTGTCGGCAACTCTAGCGATAGCATCATCGTCGATCATACCCAAAGATTTGGCGACGTGTAGTTGATAAAGCAAAGCGGGGGTCATTTTCTGCGGCCTCAAAAGTGATGCCTGTACTTGCTCAATTGGTGGCGGGTTTGCAAGTACTTCTTTTTCTACTGCGGCGATAAGAACAGGGTCTTTAGTTTGGCGTGCTTCTAGCTTGCCTTTTTTGACAATGTTAGCAGCCGCTTTAGCTTTTATTTTCGCGTTCTTCATAGGTGCCATACCATCGGCGTATTCTTTTGTGTCCAACAAATTATTGTGTGCTAGCTGTGCAGCGTCAAACGTGTCATTACCCGCCGCTTTTCGATCAGCTAGTCTTTGACCTAATTTAGTTAAAGTTGTTAACTGAGTTTGCAGAGATTTTGGGACTTTGCCACTTTGGCCGTCAACCCTTGCTTGGACATCTTCTAGTCGTTTAGCATTCTCTTCGATTCTAGTATCAATCTGAGCAAGAGGTTCCCGCATAAGATCCATACGCTTCTCGGAAGCCGTTACGGCACTGTCCCAATTGTCGGCGTACTTTGTGTCTTGATCATCGGGTGCGGCTGCAGGATTAGTAGCGGTAGGTTGAACGGCTTTTGCTTGCTGATCGGCCTGCACTTGTTGGCTTAGATCTGCTGCTTGCTGAACACTGTTGTTGTTCAGCACTAAACCTTCACCCTCTTCTTGGCCATTTATCTTGTTCATAGCTATTGAGATGGCTTTTAAATCGTTGGACAAGGGTCGTTTTGCTGCTTGATGCATAGCTATCGAAACCTGGGATTTTAAAATGTCGAAGCCTTTTAGATCCATGGCCGTTAGGTCATCCCCTTCTACAGCGGTCCGATTTTTCGACATGTACATAACTTTGTCAGGGTCATTAGGGTCTTGAATTTGTATAGCACGACGCCCGTCGCCAAGATCAACGGCACCTACAAATCTGTATTGAGTGCCATCAGCGCCCGTTAAAAGCTTCTTTGCCAATTCAGGCTGGTTTATGACGGCACCAAACATCTCAGCCACTTCAGGGCCGTCTGTCAATTTTTTTTCGGTACCATCTGGGTTCATCATGTTCTGAAAAAACATACCTGACTCGCTTGCTAGCACGGTGTTTTGATTTTCCAGTTCTTGGGCAAACGCAGTTGCGGCGTTACCACGGGTAGAGGTTCTTGTAAATTCTAAGTCCGCATCACGTTTTGGTTTAGCTAATTTAAAACGCTCTGCCTCAAGATCTACAGCAGCTTGATTTGCACTTTCTGATACTTTATTTGACCTTCGAGTCTCGCCTAAAACAGACTGTCTGTAGGCTTGATCCTTTACCGTGTTCGCTTTGTTTTCAGCAAACTGCGCAAGCTGAAGACCCAAACTGGCTTCAAACTGTTTGTTTTGCATTTGCGCAGCTTGTCTACTTTGCACTGCGCCTAAGATTGGATTCGTGTATGCCATTGTCTTTTCCTAACCTATTCCAAAGCCGATAATTTGACCCATCATTTGCATGTTGGATGCGTGAGCTGCTGCGCGATCTCGCTGATACTGGGCCTCTCTTGAAGCCTCCATACCTGCGGCTGAACTTAGTCCACCCATTGCCACGCCCAACTGTTCGTTACCGATACCCATAAGATTAGATTTCAGACCTAAGTTTCGGTCTCTCTGGGCTAATACTGAGTTGTTCACTGCACCAGTAAAGTTCGACGCATTACCTAAAGAATTCATACGATTTTGCGATGCCTGTTGAGCACCTGTTAGACTTGCACCGTAACGGCTCAACGTGCGTTGTTGCATTCCATCAGAAACCTGCTGCCCAAGAACCTGGGAAGATTTTGCATTGTCGATCATCGCCCTGCTGTCAGTGTCGGCCAACAATGCTTCTTCTGTACTACCAAATTTGTCTAGGTAATTCTTGAGCTCGTCTCGTGAAATGTTTGCAAGCGTCTCTTGAGCCATTGACCCTGCATCGGTTGATACTGTTCGATTTTGCTCTTCACCTATTCTGTTAGGCTTATAGTCTATAGGCACACCTTCTTTAAAACCTTGAGATGGGGGTCCTGTGTTAGGCCCTTGGCTGACGCTATTAAACATATCGCCGAGTTTATCTAATACACCCATTACCTTACTCCTCTGTGACCGAGTCCCACTGTGCTTGGGTTATTTAACTTGTCTATTTGCGCTTGTAGACGATCTAATTCCGGTGTTTTTACAGGGTTAAATTTTGTATATAGACCCGCGCCGAGATCGCCAGCAAACGCCATGTTTGTATCTTGCATGCTGCTGGCTGCCTGTGACTTAGCGACAATTTCTTGGTTCTGAGCACGGGCTGCTTGGGATAAACCTTGCATTGCTGTGCTACGACCACCTTGCCCAATTTTAAGTGCGCCCAGTTGTGCTTGGTCTCGAACAGTTGTTGCTTTTTGATCTGCTGAAGCCAATGCGCCACCAAGAGCATTGCTTTGTATAACACCCTGCTGGGCTTGTGTACCTATAGAACGACCGCTGCCAAACCCGCCACTGCTACCGGAAGCACCCAAGCTGGCACCCTGACTTGAAGAAAATGCCTGTGCCGTATCAGCGTTTGCTCTACCGCCAAGGACTGCAGAAACATCGCGCCCAGACTCCTTAACAAAACCTTCTTGCAGGGGTCTGTACAACTCTTTATGACGATTAGAAATTGTGTTGGCGTTATCGACCAATGCTTTTTCATGCGGCCCCGCTTTTGCTTTTGTTGCTGAACTACCCATTTCTATTCACCTGAAAGTGGTATGTTACGAATGCTGGTTCAAAACCTAGCTCCTTAACACGCTTGCCCCAACCTAATCGGGCTGAATTAAATTCAATACGTTCGACGCCCAACTTGTTTGCCAGATCGTGTCCTGCTGCGATGGCTTCTGCAAAAACATCTAATCCTGGAGTAAGCCATAAGTGGTCAATAACTAAGGTAGGCATCTCTTCGTACCCAGAATCGTATTGGCTAAGTATTACAAAACCTAGACGATCCATACCTTCTTCAATCCAATACAGATGGACCTTGCCTTGCATGAGGTGATGGTAGATGTCAGCAGCAACAAACTTTGCTTGAACCTTGCGGATAATCTCCGTCATGCCATTCTCAAAGTATAAATAGTCGGTCCTGATCTCGTCCTTTGTAGCCGGCACTAACTCGACCATCTACAGACCTCCGTACCTAATGCGCTTGCGGGTTGGGCCATTACGCCCATCTGCTTTATTAGAGGCGTCTTGGATATGTGCCTGAAACTCAGCTTCATGTTTCATTGCGCGTTGTGGATTTGCCCAAGGCATATCTTGCGCGTTAAAAAGGTTGGCTAGTGCGCCTGCCATGATTCCATCAACGTAGTTTTCTACAAACTCAGTATCAATACTGGTTGCAGTTAGCGAAGGTTTAAGGGATGCGTACAGGGTAATGTTATCGTTGGAAGTTTCTGGTACTGGAACCAAGTAAATTTTCTTGTTGCTTGGGCGAATATAACTCTTTGGGGTGCCCATTTCGGTGCGCCATGAAGGGTTTTCGTGGTTAGCACCTTGTTCTGTTTCAGGGGTTATTTCTTTTTTGCCTAGCGTTGCAGAGTGTATGTCTACCAAGTTTGTGTTTTTTGGTAGATCAATCTCATACTCAAAAAAACCCGTGATTGTAACAATAGGTTCTAAAGTGACTCGGTATGCATCACTGCGCCTGCAAAAACTTAACGTTGCGTCTTTTATTGCTTTTTCCACAACAAAATCAGGACACCCTGTAATGTGGTAAGGAAGTAAGCTAACCATGTCTTTGTAATTCATAGGTTACACCTGTGCTACTGTGCGCATGTTCGGGCTAGCCACAGAATCCAATTGAATTTTTATGCCAAGAGAGGCAGCTAACGTTTGATAATGCTGAGCACTACGCTGACCACCAATCTGATCTGTTTCCTTCGCATAGGCGCGATATAGGATGTAATCCAATAAGTTGTTTGCGTGTATGTCTGGAATAGTTATGTTGCCGCCAGATGAAACTTGCGTAGGCTCTACTGCGTACACGGCTTCAATGTACCCGTTGCCATTATTAGGGGGGTAAACATAAAATGTTCGGGGGTCTAACTCGTCAAATGTGTAGTGATCAACGACCGCTGTTGCTGTTTCGCTATGCCATAATGGCTTGCGCGTATCTAATACATCGCGATCAATAACCCTAACGACCTTTCCACCAACGCCTGCGCTTGATAGATTTCGGACAAGTCTTAATACTTGCAAGCCGCCTGCAGGGATAGACTGTTTAGTACCAGCGACCATCGTTACAGATTGGTTAATCGCACTGACTGACGGTTTAAGAAGGCACACTTCTCTTTGACCATCGTTTAACCAGGAGAGCAGTTCAGTTGTTGGCCAACGGACTGCTGATTCATCTTGTAAAATCGTCTGAGCTTTACCGATGATGTCGTTCGATGAAATGGCCATTACGCCTCGCTAATTTCAGCCCATGCAATATCGCGCTGTAATTGAGTGATGTCATAACCTAGAATCTTTTCTAAGCTACGAACTTTAGGTTCGCCGTTCTTTGAGAAGGACTTAGTGTCGCCTTCCTCTATTAACTGCTCAATAGCAGAGACAATCTCCATAGTGCGGTCTTCGTCTGAGACCTCATCTATTACGACTTCTTTAACTGCAGCTGTCTTAGCTGTCTTTTTACTACCTACAGGATATGCTCCTGCAGCAATACATTCGTCCACTAAAGGTGGTGGGACTTCTTGCGCAACACCAGCTTCAAACCAAGCCGATTGGCCTGTCGTACTGCTTACGTGCATTGCCTTATCAGAAATCAACATATATAAAACTCCAAAAAGCCCCCAGCGTCCTGCCGGGGGAAGAGGCCCTAATTATTTAAAGCGCAGTGTCTAGCGTGATTACGCCAAAGTCTTGGACGTCGCCAGTTACCATGCTTGTGTACTTTGGCTTACGGAAGCCTAAGATCTTACCGATTGAGATACCGTGCTGGTTTCCGTAGTCGTAAGTATCTTCAACCCAATCAGCGTCGCCAATGTCAGCCATTGCCAATGCTTGTGCGCCACAGAACAAAACACGTTGTCCGTTTACTGCACCGCCGGCACCAAACTTACCATCAGATGCTTCACCAGAAGTGTCATATACATGACGGAACTCATGAACCATTACGCCGTCTACCATTACGGAAGAAGAACCTGAGAACAAAGAGTTAACTGGTCCACGGTTGCCTGCGTTACGAACGTTAGCTAGGAAATCAGCGTCTAACTTGAGCTGAGCCATGCCTTGTGGGGTAACGAACATATGGAAACCTTCGTCACCACCTTTGCCACGTACACCACGCATGTAGTGATCTTTG